CGATTGGGTTAGGTGTACGTACAAGAGTCAGGTTCTGACGCTCTGGCAAGTAGATAAGGTCTTGCTCAGCATCGTGGTAACGAACCATAGTGATATAAGGGTTACCAGGCTGATAGTTATTCTTCTTGTAAATCTGTTCTGCAAACTCTGGGTACTTAGCAGCCAAAGATTCTGTATCGGTATTCATTACCTGAGTCATAGAGACTACGCGACCAAAGCGGTCAATCTCTGGGTAGCAACCCCAAGGGTTGAGCAGGCGCATACGTGGGTTGTTGGTGTCGTAATCCATCTCGACCATACCAACCATCATTCCGTATGTGTTGTACCAGTCAGCACCTTCATACATCTGAAGTTGTAACTCTGATACGCCAACATAGAAGTTAGCAATACGGGTACGAGTATCTGCCATCTTGCGTGCTGAATCTGAAACCATATTAGATGCAGAGCAGTTAAAGGATGGCAGTGGAGCCATTGCTTCTGCTAAGTCACGTGCTGCAACGTCAATAAAGTTGGCAACGAGTGGCTTAGGGTAATCGTCGGAGAACATCGAAGGATAGACCTTGGACAGATCTCCTTGACGCACCGAAAGTACATCACGCATACGCTGGTCGCGTGCTGCGAATTTGGTCTGCAGACGACCTAACTTAGCGTTAACTTCTTTTGGTGTTAGCAATGGGGTTCCTTAGTTAGCGGTGTTTGGATAAACACCAGTTCTTTTAGTGGCTTTAGCCTTCTCTTTTTGGTTCTTAATAAATGCCTTTTCAGAAGCAGTCAATGGCTTTTTAGTTGCCTTTGCATTTGGCTTTGGCTTATTCATAGCTGGCATTATTACTCCTTAGACGAACATCTTGTTTTGATTAGCAAGCATTTCGTCTATATTGACTACTACTCGCTTACGTTTCTCAGCACTTGTGAGGAACGGATTCTTAAGGTGGTGCGTTGCGTACTGACCATAGTTGAGCATCTCGCGTGCTCGAATCTCGCAGAACCAGAGCGCCATCACCATATCGGTCTTACCCTTAGTGGTAGGTGTCCACGTAATTAACTGCTCTATCAATGACTTGACGTTCTCAGTCTGGTCACTAGGTAGGTGTATCAAGTTATCTCTATGGTGTTTGCCATCGTGCTGCTTGGTACCGAATAAGGTAGCCATAGATGCAACGCCGAAGCCTGCATCCCATTTGTTCTGGCCAGTGTGGTGTTCCTTTAATAGAACGCCGCGACTTGCTAAAAATTGTTTAATGCCTTCATCCTGCGTTAAGAAAGCCTGGAAAGCGTTCTTCTCAATAATCCATTCTGACGGACTATATAACTGAGTCCAGTTAATGATAATGTCGCGGATCTGCTGAGGCGACGGACGCGTTACCTTGAGCGCATCTAGGATGTAACGCTTAGAGGTATTGCGGTCTACTGCGTAGCAGATAGCTGCTGTATCTCCGACAATAGCCGGGTCCATACCGCAGACAATAGAAAAGCCGCTAATATCTTTTGGATGGCCGGGCCAGCCTGGTTCTAATCTACCCGACTTACGCATTCCATCTATAGAACCTTTTACACATACAGGGTCAAAGGCAGCGTTCTCAGAAACATCTTGCTGTTGGTATACCAAGGCCCAGGTACTTGCATCCATCGCTTGGCGTTCGTTGTAAAGGTTACGACCAGACCAGCGTGGATATAGACCCTCTTCGTTCTTTTCAGACTCTGATTGTCCATCAAAGGGCATATCAGATGCTGGCCAGAGGGTAACCCAGTCATCAGGATCTTCTGCTGATTCAAGAAGGGCTGGCATAGCAAGATACTTCCAAGGGACTAGCCCACCTGGGTATCTATCTTCCTGACGTAGTTCTCGGTAGAGGTCTACTGAGGCTACGCGGGTACCAATCACAATCAACTTACCAGTTGGGTTAAGACGAGAGCGTACGTCCTGCGTTAACCAGCGAATCTGCTTTTCAAACTCGTTAGCGTTCTTGAGCGTTACCGCGTCATCTACAATAATCATATCGGCACGCTTGCCGTAAATCTGACCGCCGATACCGACGGCTTCAATGTTTGGGTCCTTTTCAGATGACTCACGGAGTTCATCACCGAAGGTGACACGGGTTGCCTGCCACGAAGCTGACTTACTATTAAAGCCAACACCTGCTGCGTAGGCGCTCTGCAGGTCTTGATACATTGGGTGAGTCAGACGCTGCTTAATAGCGTACAAGAAGTCTGCGGCTAACTGTTGAGTCTGTGAGACTATCAAGACTCTAAAGTTCGGATTGCGACATACCTGCCAGGTTACATAGTCCACAGTAATTGTGATGGACTTGGCGTGGTTTGGCGGGATGTTAATAAGTACGCGGTTTGAGGCAAGTCCTGGTTCAAACTTCATAGAAGGGTGTAACCAAGACGGCTCACGTCCTTCAATCACATCTACCAAGTTCTGCTGATGTGGAAAGGTGCGAGAATGGAGAAACCTCTGGCGAAACTCTGCGAAGGTTAGATCGTGAACATCGCCGGAGGCGAACTGCTTATCCTTCAGGCCTAGCCGGGTTCGGTCAACCTTATCCGCGAATTGCTTATCGGTACGACGATAATAATCATACGTCTTCATACTCTTGCCTGCTTCGCCACAAGCAAGTTCAATAGTTTTACCCTCAGCTACACAACGAAGGATTATTCGCTTCGCTATGTCTGCCGAGTTCTCTGACACGTCTTCCCCTAAAAATGTAGGCCCAAACGATGTAGTCGCGTGACTAGGGATCTCTCTTGGGCTTGTAAAAAATGGGCCGAAATCGGTCCTTTATACCAAGTTGAGCATATCTATACCCAGCTGATTGTCTCATATTATGAGATTAAAAAATTAATAGACCTATCCCGCCTTGCAGTACCGCTAGGTACTGCTTCGGGCTTGGCGCCCGAACGAGCCACAGCGAAGTGAGGGGTAAGTCTCGCTTCGGCCTAGGGGCCTACGCGAAGGGTCCGATCCCGTAGCGTAGCAGCTCGTAACCTACTTCTCGGGTAGTTTACTCCCCTACTATATATTAGGCGCTAAAAAAAGACCACTTTGCGTATTCGGTACTGTGATTTACGGCACAGTTATATAACCGCAGGTCAGAGGCCATATTACGGATCTCACTTTAGCAAATATATTTTGTTGGGGAGTACAGGGACCGCCCGCGCTGATTTCTTCAATATGGGGTCGGTCGCGGTGCGGTGCAGGGCAGACCCCACCCCCTGCCTTTACAGTTTGGCCGGAATTGTCTACCGTGTTTAAAGAATAGTGGAGGGCAGGCTCTCCCCCCGGCACCCTTATCCCCTAACCCTGCTATTAAATAACCCTTTACAGTCTAGGCCGTTATGTCTAACCCGCTAACCGATAGCCCTAACCGATAGGCCGCCGCTAACCTGGTGCAGATACCACCAGGGCCGGGCTAACCGTGGCCACCCGGCCGGCCATATTCCCACGATCGAAAAAAGGCCAATTCACGCTTACAGATTACATAGAAAAATTACCCCGCAAATAGGGTAGACGCACCCATCTTTTCTGGTATCGTTATCCTGTGGCCACCACCTAACCGGCCACTAGAAAAGAGAAGAAAAGTGAAAGAGTTGATAATAGAGATAGTGAATTCATACGAGAATTCATTAGATGCGTTTAATGAATTAAATTCTAAGTTTGATGATGATAATTACGATGAAGAGTTTGAAGATACTCTTACCCGTAAATATGAAGAAGGTTACAGTGATGCTCTAGCGATGGTTATTCGACTACTAGAAAAGGGAGAAAAGTAATGACTACAAAAGAATTAAAGTGTGCAGACTTAATTGATGACAATATGAAGAGCCGGGAAGAGCACATTCAAAATATGATGGATAACCCTAATCACGATGATTATTTCGATGACCCGGCCCTATCTATCTCTATCCGCCAGGTGACCACTATCTGCTTTTCTTATGGCGGCCCGGCCGATTACTTAGAGATTACCTGGCAGGGTAATGGCCACCAATTCGAAATAGAAAAGGTGGAATATCTCTACCAAGATTGGTTTGATGGTGCGCGGCGTGTAGTGCTAGAAGATAGCCCGCTCTATGAATATGCCCGCAACGTAATCGAATGGAATTACATCAATGACTAGGCTCACTAAGCGCGGCAAGAGAGTCCGGGCGCTACTTATCGCCGCAGGGATAGCCGCCGCTCTATGGTGGCTAATCTCCGGCCTATGGTGGACCGGGGCGGGGTGGTGCGTAGGCTCTATGGCCGAATGCGTAAGCCTTTAAGCGTGGCGGCGTACTATCCTGCACCGGCCTTATACCGGTGCGGGGTAGTCTGCAACTAGGCAGACAATAGAAAGAGAAAGAGGGCAAAAGATGACTACAATGGAGAGAGATACCGCTACCGATACGCTAAGCGTGAGCGCTATGGCGTTGATCGAATTACTAGAGGGCGCGATTACGCACGCGGATAAGGGTAAGAGTGCACTACGCGCTCTAAGTAGTGTGCAGGTGGCGGGAGATAGCGGCAGACTAACCGCACGCGCTACCGATAGATATAGAGCAATAGAGGGCGCGATAGAGGGAGAGGGTGGTAACTTAGAGCCTAGCCTCATCTCACTAGATGACGTGAAAAGAGTTATCTCTCTGGCAAAAGATAGTAAGGCCGCGCTCTTAACCTTTACCCGCGTGGCTAACCTATTGACTGTAAGCGTGAGCGGTAGCGCGATTACCATTCAATTACTAGATGACAATTACCCGCCATCATTCGATGACCTTTTCAATAAGGGAGAGGTGAGCGCCATTAGTAAAGTCTCATTTAACCCGGCCTTTTTTGCAGACTACGCAAAAGTAGCCGGGAAGGGTAAGCCGGTCACCATTGAATTTAAGGGTGAGAAAATGCCTATGACTATCGGGCTAACCGGGGATAAAGTGACCTGGCGTGCTCTACTAATGCCTATGAGAGTTATCTAAGCGCGAGACTATCGCTCACCTGGTTAGGCAGGTGAGCGGTGGCCGGTGCTTAGCCGGTAATAGAAAGAGAGAGATGGTAAGTAATGATTATAGAAAAGAATAGAGAGGGCGCGTACGTGATCTCCGATATTGTGAGCGGTTACTTGGTAACACGCTCTTATTATGGATACACAAAACGCGAGAGTGTACGTCTATTCCGTCAATATGTAAGGGAGGGAGAGTAAATGTGCGCCTGTGGTAAATGTGCTAGTTGCAAAAGGTTAGGCATTAAATCTAAATAGTTGCGTACTATCGTACTCTCTTGCACCACTAGGGGAGAGTGCGGTAGTCTGCACCTAAGAGGTAGGGCAGAAAGAGAAAGAGGAAGAGAATGAAAACTAGAAAAGAGTTAGCCGATATATTGAAAGCCGGCGTGGAAGAGGGCGACACCGATACAGTCTGGTTTGTTATCGGTGAATTAGAAAAGGGTGATGACAAGAACATCATCGAGATCATCAAGGACCGGCGCATCGCCTATATGGAGGCGTTAGATGATGCACAAAATGACGTGCCTATCGGAGATGATGAGTATTATGAAAGTGATGCTCACTATGAAGCCGCGATAGAGGCTCTAGGGGATCTTATTAAAGAGATAGAGGGCAAATGATGACTTACTACGAGGGAGATGCGTGGACCTATCACGAGCCGGTATGGACTAAGTGTGGTGAATGTGAGGAAGAGTTCGATCAGCAAGAGGACGAGGGCAACATCTGCCCCGACTGTAAAGAGAAAGAGGGAGAGAATATGAAAGTAGAACTACAAGAGAAAGATATAACCGCTTACGATTTATCGGTGAATATAGAGATAGAGGGCGAGAGATACCGAGCCGATATTCATTACGATACTTATGACGGCTACGAGGTGACCTTCTTAGACGAAAGAGGCGGAATATTGCCTTACCCAAAGTGGGCTAGTGAGTACGAAGGCGAGGAATCTTTGGGATACTGGCTTGAATCAAAGATTGGTGGTTGGTTCAAGTGGGAAGCGGAGGAAAGCAAGTGAGCGATTTATTAACACGCTGTAACTGGTGCAAGGCAGGGCAAGAGGGCAACCTCACCGATACTTGCACCAACTGTAAGGCAGAAGGTTATCTAATGGACTACAAGGGAGGGAGAGAGTAAATGACTAGAGAAGATATGATTGTGTTATGTGAAGAGGCTATTGCTGATTTAGAATATAATAAAGCAGAAGAGACTGTTGCTTGGAATACCCTTTTAGAAATCCGCGCCTATCTAGTGAACAAGGGAGAGGGAGAATGAGCGAGCCAACTAAAGAATATCTATTCGCTAAAGCAGAACTATGCACCAAACTAGCGAAAGAGCAAGAGAGCAAGAATGAAATAGCCGAGGCTTTACGCAATATGGAGAGAGCCAACCGAGCGATGGCCCGGATATTTAATATGGAGGAGGGAGAGAATGAGTAACTATACGCCTGAATATGATGTAGATGATTTTATAGATGACTGTTGGTGCTGTGCAATGAATCTTAATATATTAGAAGGAGAGGACAATGAGTAACTGGACTGTATGGGTGGGAGGTGGCGAGATAAATTCTTACTACCTTACACAAGCGCAAGCCGAAGAGCTGGCTCAAGTGTGGATAGATAAAGGCTACGATGAAGTAGTAGTGGAAGAGGTAAAGTAATGAGTAATGTATGCAAAGAGTGTGGATACCCTGATTGGTGGGTAGATAATGGTTGCGATAAATGCGGATATGAGGAGGTGAAGTAATGAGTAATGTAATCAACTTCCACCCTGCAAAGTATGACTTGATCAACCTGTATGAAGTGACCGACAGCGAGGGAATCGCTCAATGGGGAGGAGAGAAACCTTTTGATGCTATCGAGTGGTATCAGCGAGCGCCTATTGGCTCTCGTGTGCTGGTGTCTGCGTGGTCATCAGATGAAGAGGACGCAGTACTTATCGGGCAACCGATAGATATTACCCACATTATCAACCAAGCAATAGCCAGAGGAAGGGGAGAGTAATGCTCTACTGGTTAGGGATAGGGGTTATTTTGCTGGTAACCTATGCTCTTATAGTGTGGGAGGACAAAGTTAATGACCGATAGAAGAGTGGGTACTGCGCTTAATGCTGCGGTACGCCAACGCAATTACCGGAGAGCAAGAGATCGCGCTCTCGCCAAACTAGCACAAAGGTTCCCAGACGATTACCGGGAGCTGATGGAGAAGGAGAAGGAGAGCGATGAACAACTGGGTAAAAAGTGGCTTGATATTACTGGTGCTACTACTGTTAGCCTCGTGGGTACACGAGCCGACACTACCGCTACTGGATCACAAGCCCTATATGGTGGCGAGGACGAAGGCGACAGGGGAGGAGAAGCGTGAGAACAAGCGAATCGCACGAGAATATAGTCGTGCTCTCGGATATACGCCAAGACAAACTGCGTGCCTTATCACCCTATGGACCCGTGAAAGCAGGTTTGACCACCTTGCCGACAACAAACGAAGTACGGCTTATGGAATTGCTCAACTCCTTGGAGAACGTAGTTCACGACCTGAATTACAAATCCTTCACGGCATACGATACATTGAACACCGCTATTCAGGGAGTGCGTGCAGCGCTCTCAGGCATAGCGATAGAAGAGGGTGGTACTGATGTTTAGACTATGGCTTAGACTGGGTATGAGAATGGGTTGGGTATCCAAACCATACTGCGCTACCCACGATGGCAACTATGAATATATGACAGAGGAAGAGCGCAACGAGTGGGACGAGGGCAACGATCCCTGCCACGTAGCTATCTCTGTGCTACACTAACACCGCCCTCCTCAAACTAGCCCCCGCCGTTACTCTTTCCGGTGGGGGTTAGTGCTTTTTAATCCAAACCTGCTCGTTCTTTTCAAGCAGCTCATACTCACCTTCGTGACGTAAGAGGAAGAGATCTATGCCAGGCTTAGGACGCAGGTGCAGTGGCAGTGCATTACCCCAGTTGTAATCATCAAAGGCCATAATGCCACCATCACACTTTAGATAACTCCAACTAATTTCAGCATCAACAAGTACTCCAGCTGATGTGTGGTCTGCGTCTATGTATATAAAATTGTAATCGTAACCGCCACAATCACAGCAACCAGCATCGTGAAGTAAAAATTCAAGAGTGGTGCCACGATGACTCCAAACCTTATCGCCAAATCTTTTTAATTTCTTTTGGTAAACCTTGTACACATCATCAAAATCCATCGTCTCGTGTAACTCTTCTTTACTGCCCTGCCAAGTATCAACATCAGTTAGTATACAGTTCGGTCCAGTAAGTATGTTATCGAGCAACCATTCACTAGCATCGCCCGTGAAAGCGCCAAGTTGTAAGAAGCGTAAGAATGGTTGGCCCGACATCTGACGTAAGTGCTTCTCGAAGTTGTGCTGTGCTGTGACAGCAAACCAGTTCGGATACTTCTCAGCCCCCGTTAACATAGAATCCATCTCCCTTAAAGGTGATACCGCCTACCGCCCACACGCGAGTCATAGACTCGTGGCAACCAACGCAGACTGGCATTACTTCTGTGTCATACATACTGCGCTCTATTGTGTAGGTGTTCTTACACTTCACACACTCGTAGTCGTATGTCATCTATCCATCCAATCCCATAAACATATAGTTCCAAGAGTTAAAAAGGAACCAAATATATAACCAAAAAGAAAAATATAACCCTCACTCATAACTTCACCTTATATGTTCCGTCATTATTCAAAACATAGGTAGCCATTTTGTAAGGACTTACTGGCTGGTCTGCATTATCAGTTGGGATCTGGTTTGCAACATCAAGTAGTTCTTGAATGTTTGGAAAGTAAGGCACAACTACCTCCATTGGGAGTGTTTTACCATCTAGTTGTATTGGTTTGCCATCATATATGCCACCAACAAGTTCAGTGTTTATCTTCACTTGGTTCCCCTCTTGCAATTCTAATTGCTTCTTTGAAAGCCCAATCAGCGACTTCGTGCTTCATATCTTGATAGGAGTCTCCGTGATTAGGTGTATCACACATAACCTCTTCAATCTCTTTAGCAATCTCTTGTCGCGTTAGGTACACCATATCTTTAAGAGCGTGGCAAATACAAGGCGCTTCTATATTATTCTTAAGTTGCTGACCCTGATAATGCCAACACAGGTTAGCAACAGCATCACTTAATTCATCAGTAAGTATGCTCATAGCTTCACCGCTTCCTCTAGTGGTAGGTACCCGACTATCTTATCAACCTTATCTGTCTTCTCAAACTCTGTAGTCGCTGGCATTGGGTGGAGAAACCACTCAGGCTCATCTATCTCTGTGAGATCGAATGAGTAGATGCCAACAGGTGTGGAGTTGATATAGAACGGCAGCATATCTCTGTGGTATGCCTGCGTGATGAGCTTGCGATACTTCATCTGCTCTATAAGTAGCGTAGAATAATGACTTTGGCGACACTTCAGCTCTATGAAGTGACCGGCCTTTACACTGGTGCAGTCGAAGGCATCATAGATGCCAGGCGCTCTCTCTAAATCAGGGTAAAGATTAAGTTTAAGAAAGTCATAGAGAATGATTTCGTTCACGGTCACTGATACGGATTTCTGCCACCCAGGAAGTTGTTGAGGTTGCGTAGTGCGTTCATACACCTGCGCTCTGCAGTAGTTAAGTGACACTCCAAGATGACACCTATCTTTGCAAGGGTGAGGTTCTCGTGATAACGCAGGGTGAGTATCTTCTGATCCTCTAACTCTAACTTCAGATAGCCCTGCTTAATATCAATCAGTGTGGCCAGTAGTTTGCCACCTTCTGCTGGACTGGAAGCACCGCGTGGTTGTCCATCTATAATCATCTCTTGTGCTTGCTCAAGGACTGTACCATCTAGGACGGAAGCAATAACAAAAGGTAGCAACTGTGCAAGGGTAGCCGTATCGTAGTAAGACTCATCTCCTACTTGATACCCAGAGCGTACTGCCTTCTCACGCCGAGCATACCTCTCGCCCACACGCGACATCTGCCACGCTAACTTGGACTCGTTATGCCTGCGCTTTTCAGCATCAGGTTCATTCAACTGCTCGTTAATCCAATCAGCACGGCTCATAGCCCAGAGCAGACACTCTTGTCTGATGTCAGCTGCTTCAACCCACTTACCAAATCGGTTAGTCAGACTGCGTGCAACGCTTGGTACTATGTCATAGATATTAGGATGTAGTTCAGTCACAGTCAGGTAGCACCAAATCTATAGTGTGCTGTAAGTTCAGCAACTTGATAGCAAGAAAGTCTATGTAATTGCTAGCATCGGCCAACTCTTCAACCAACTCTCTGATGATGTCTGATGTGGTGAAGGCTTCAAACTTCTGACCTTGTGCTAGTGAGTACTGCTGCGCACCTACCCCACGCACACGGGAAGCACGCAAGGATGCAAAGGATTCAATGAAGGAGGTTAAGTCATCAGTACTAACACCATCTGCACGATAGCCAGCAACTGCAAGATGGTCTACGAGCGGATTCGGGTTGGACATATCAGCAAAGTCTCCTCTTCTTGGTTGATCTGCAAAATGTGAAAGCCCATAGTATGCAAAATCTGTATCATCTGTTGCCAATCACTCTTATCCAATCGCCTCACCCACTAGCAAAGTCTTAGTAGCGTCAGCTCCATAGGCTAAGTAGTAGTCATTGATGTCCATATTGGGTGGTAATGATACTATAACTCCGTTTAATACCTCTTGGTGGACACGCTTACTAAAGTCTGCTCCAGGGTTGGAGCCATCTTCTTTCACGTCATTGTCACCAACGATATACACAGTGTCATAACCTGATAGCAACCTACTAAAGTGTGGCTTCCAAGCCTGCACTCCTGGTATTCCAACAGCTGGAATGCCAAGCACACCGGAGACTATGACTGTATCTAACTCGCCTTCGCAGACCACAATATGTTTACTTAGCACTGCAACGTCAGAGACGTTGTATAGGTGTGCCTTCTGCCCTGTAGGTGAGCCGTACTTGGGTAACCCTGCATCTAATCTACGGAACTTAAAGCCTACGCAGTGGCCAAGGGCAGTGATGTAGGGAATGGATATCCACCCAGCATACTGCTCGTGACCATTGAGAGGATCAACAACAGTACCAAGTTGGAACTTGGCAGCTACTAACTCAGATATCCCACGTTCTTCTAGCGCGACGAGTACCTCTGGAGTTATTTCCTGTGCGTATCTCTGCGCCGCTTCCAGTTGCAATTTCGACTGCGCGTTTAAGTCCATCGTTAAACTCCAAGTTCTCTATGATGCACACTATGTTGGCCGCATTCCCGCCTTTACCGCAAGTAAAGCAGAAATATAAATTGTCATAGGTATTGATGGATGCAGAGCGTCTGCTGTCATTGTGCATCAAGCAGCGAACGGATGCGTCCTTACCTTCTCTTACTTCCCCACCAAAGTACCGAATAATCGGTGCTATGGGGATTGCGTTTGCATCAACGGAACCTTTGAATCGCCCCGCTTTACGTACTCTGGACCAGTCTTGTGCTGACATACACACCCTTCGCACTTCTCGTGCCAGTGTGCAGCACGCTTGAGATGGTTGGCCTTGTTCTCTTCACCGGCCCTGGTGCAATACAGACAAATCATTTCTTACTTCCTTGATAGTGTTCCCAAGATTCATCTTGTTGCTTTCGCATTTCTTCTAAAACTTTTGCATAGCGCTGCTCTTGGGTTAGTCTCCACTTAGGACTGAAGTAATAGAAACTAATGTCAAAGAAGAATAGCGAGAGCTGGAAGCCTCGCTTGTGTATGGTAAAGCCTACCGATACTGCAGTGAAGTACCAGTCAATATCAATATCAAACCTGTTTAGGATCGTCAGACTCATCTGCAACTTCCTCCACTACTTCTTCTACTACTTCTGCTGGAGTCTCACTCCACGTCTCAGTACTTGTTATGTCACCTTGTGGTGTTGGCATTTGTTTCTCCTTTAACCATTGTTCTAAGTCGCAGACCACCCACGACTTTTCCAGACCCGCGTTGCGACGCTTAACTATTACGTAAGCCGGTGGCACTTCCCCAATACCACGAGCCTTTGCGTAGTTAAGCGCCTCAACTTGGGCTTCTCTCCAGAACTGCGGAAGGTCTAACTTCTTTCGGTTCTTGAGTTCGAGGATGTAGGTCTTACCCGCTATAACGACCACTAAGTCACCCTCATCTTTGCTACCCGCTCTGGTGAGGCGTTCAGCAAAGACACCTTTGATTGCACGAAAGAGCTTCAAGATACCCGTCTCGAAGATGGATCCCTTTGCTCTATCGTATGCGCTAGTCACTCTTCTTACCTGTATCGTAAACTAAATTGCCGTTCTCATCCTTGGTAATCTTTAATACTTTCATATCAATCAGCACCATCAGAAGGTTAGCCATATCAGCCTTGAGTTGTTTAATCTCATTCTGTAAATGTTGATACTCTCTACTTGCCATTACCAACCTCCAAGGCATTTGTCTGAATGTGTGTGCAGTGCATAGGCCACAAGATACTCACCCTTGGTAGGTGCATACATCTCAGTCTTGCAAGCACCGCACTTGCCGAACCACTCTTGTCCAAAGAAATCGTAGGTCATACTGCTATCTCATTTCCGTACTCATCTTGCGGTATGTAGTTGCCAACATAACCAGCTCTGGCATCACGCTGAAGCATTGCACCGTAGGCATCCTTGTCTGTTATCTGACACGCTCCATAGTTTACTGCAAGGCTTGCATAATCAGAGGCATCTGCCGTATGTGGCCCAAAGCGATTCTTTACTGCAGCGATATTCAAAGAAGCATCGAATGGGTCATACCCAAGGGTAAGTATCAGAGCAGGCAACTGGCTCACCTTGCCGTGAATAGCACGGCGTGCTGGTGGTTTAGTTGGAGATCCGTACTCTGACTGCTCGCTGACGTGGTGTAGCACTAGCACGCAAGCCTCAGTCTTACGTGCCATATCGTGTAACTCCATCATAATCGCACGCAGTCCAGCCCATTCGTTATCAGTCTCAGCTGCTACGTTCATTAAGTTATCTATGATGATTAACTCTGGTGCTATCCCATACAGTTCAACATAGGCTTTAATCTCTAACTCGATATCATCGAGTGACGGACTAGAGTCAAAGACCCATTTGATATGGGCTAACTTGTCAAAGTGTTTGTCGTAGTAGTGAGAGTTATCAGATAGATTCTGCTCAACGAGTATCTGGGTATGGCCAGATGAATGAGCAGCGGCTCTCATCATTACAGTTGTTGTATCTGTATCTGCCGAGAAGAACAGCGTTGGACGCTTTGCTCTGACTGCATAGATCAGTGCGAACATAGACTTACCAGCATTCGGAGCGGCTGCTACCATACAGACCTGTCCCCTGCGGAACTTAATCTGCTTCTCTGATAGCGCCTTCCATACATCAGGAAGAGGCGTTGCTTTGGTGAGAACAGTTCCCCACGCACGTTGTAAACTAAGCAACGTCCTCCCCCTTCAGTATGATATTACGTTGTGCCCGGATATTGCTGCGTGTCTTTGCAGACAATCCGCCCCATATCCCGTGTATCTCTTTCTGTATTCCCCACTCAGCGCATTCAGCTTGATGTGGACAACCTAAGCAGATGGCTTTAGCCATCTCCATTTCTTTTGAATAGAGATAACCATTTTCTAATTCTGGAAACCAGAAGTCACCACCTACATCTGCGCAAGAAGGGTTCTCATAGAACCTTGGCTCGCGCATTCAACTAACGAACCCAGATAGTCTCGCACTTATCCGGCGCACCCTTAGGTGCTGCACACATATAACCCTGCCAAGGACCCTTCTGTCCTGTACCTGTTCGGTATGACATCTGTCCGTGCTTACACATCTTTACAGTTCCATTTGCAACATCTTGTTTTGTTGCTGGATTAGCGCGGTCATCTAAAGGATGAACAGGTGTTGTATTGAACTGTGCTTGCAGGTTCTGAATTGCAGCAGCAGTAACACCGCCACCTAGTTCACCTGCTGTGCTCTTGATAAGAGCTGACACCATTGATAGGTCAGTAAGACCTGTCTCAAGATCCTTTACATCTGATGCGTACAGATTGATGAGTGTTCCATCTTGCAACTTATAGTTGATTTGAAACTTTGTGTTCTCATTTGCTGCCAATTTATTTACCTCCACTTGGTTTGATATTGAGTCTTACAGATTCGTTACCGATAATTTTCGGAACAAACCCCAGAAGTTTTTCAACCTCTTTTGCATCTACAGTCTCTCGACCTTTGACTGTTGTCCAACTGATTTCAACACCACTAGATGTAACTCCAGTAGTGCCTTCAAGGGATGCCTTCAAAGAATCCTTCTCTTTCTCCAGCTCCTTAATCTTGCTATCTAACTGTAAGTAATGCAGTGCGTGCTTGTCAATTTCTTCGTCCTCAATCACGACTTCACTAAGGACGATACGTTCTTTTGTCAGACCGGGACATCCCAACTCGCCTGATGCGTCGTAGTACTGGCAGTAAGATTTGCAGAAACTTGCATCCTTTTCAGGATCAGGTAGCGTCTCGGACTTCTTTACATTCTCTAACCAGAGCAGAGCAGCGTGAGCGATAGTCTCATCGTAAGGTTCAGTATGTACCTTGACATCCTTCTCATCGCCATCACGTGCTATTGCTACCAAGTTAACTGTCTTAACTTCATAGCCATTCTTAGAAAGTAGATAGCCATAGAGTTGTACCTGCCAACGTTGTTGGTTAGATGGGAAGTATGAAAGGTTCTTTACCTTTGATGTCTTCCAGTCAATAACTGCACCTGTACTTGGTACAAACAAGTCAACGTGTGCCTTCATACCATCGTAGGAAACTTCTGTTTCCACTAGGTACTCTTTGCCATCAGGGTCAATATCACCGATAGCATCTTCGATAGCTGCGTGGATAGCAGTACCCATAATCGCAGCCAACTTAGATTGGTTCTCGTTGGTGTGTGGTTGTGCGTTGAGTCGGTACCAAACCTTACGACGGCAACCACCAATCTCTGATGGACCTACTTCAGTCTGTGTACTTCTGTCACGACTTGCATCTTTAGAATGCAGTACGTGTAGTAGTAATTCTTTCGGATCTGCTATTGCCATTTCTTGTTATCCCTCCACTGTAACCAAGCATCAAAGCCGTATGCTGACACAAAGCCAATCAAGAATGCCATACCGCAGTATGCAATCAACTCTTTCATTTGTATATCCTTTCTTGTGCTACCACCTGAATCGGTGGTGAAGTGTTGATATCTAAGATGGATGCAATCTGCACTGCCTTCTCAGCTACCACACTTGCTGTGAGTAATTTATTGTAAGTCCGAGGTGTCAAGGAATACAAGTACCCAAGAGCATAATTTCCACCAGAGCCTGCCGCGAATAGCCCACGCTCGGATGTGTTAAACGATAGGTCCCCACCGATAGAGAAGATGTTGCCATTGAAACCTATCAAGAAGCTGAAGTTCATCTCCTTGTTATCAACCTCGTAGCCACCTTCTTTGAAGGATGCTGCGATACTCGGAAGTATCTTGCTACCCATAAACTTAGTTGGGTCTTCGCCACGATACAAGGGTGGCTTCCACGCGTAGGCAAGGATGTCACCTGGACGTGAGTCACCTGTTAGGCCGAGTAAGTATTTACCCGTCGTAACTATCTTGGGTGTTTCTACCGAGATGATACGTTGATCTCCGTCAGTTATCTGAGAGTCAGCAGCAAAGACAATAAAGTCTTTGCCTTGTATTCCTACCAAGGTTGTCATTGGTTAATCATATCACGGCGTGTCGCAAGACACATACCAAGCTGAGCGGATTACAATACGAGCCGTAAGGCGAGTTAAACAGACGGCCCCTGTCGGGGCCGAGGCGTAGCCGAGAGGCGACTGACTGCAGGAAGGAGCCGTGCCGAGCAATATGGCTCTCCGTCTACCAACCCTGCGGAAATTCAGGTCTTGGCGTAACTCCTACGATGGCCTTCCTGAGCCTTTTGGGGCCGATACGCGGTCTTTAGGACCCGTCCACGTATGTCCGTGTGGGTCACAGGTCTTTAACGTGATGGCATCCTTTGATGACTACGAGTTGGTATGGTATTTCCTAGACGCAACCTGCGTCAACTGCGGCAATTTGGTGCGCGTTCCCTGTCCAGTAGATCGAGATGAATCACAGCCTTTCGCAGATTGACGAAAAGAATCGGACTGGCGTATGTTCAGTCTGTGGCTTTACCAAAATCAAACTTAGAAACAAAAACGCCGCCTCTCTGGGCGGCAGATACAAGTGCAAGACTGTCTACAAGAAGAGCCATAACAAGTGGCAGTACCCATATACAGTCCACAAGAAGGACTACTGCGAACACTGCAACTTCAAGCCAGTCCACATCAGCCAGCTGGACGTGGACCACATTGACGGAGACAGGTTTAACAACGACCCGTCTAACTTACAAACGCTCTGTGCAAACTGTCACCGATTAAAGACACATCTATCGGGTGACTCTAACTCTGGGATATTTTAGGCAACAAAAAATAGGCCCGGCCCCCTTTCGGGGAACCGGGCCATTGCCTCGCGCTTATGGGTTAATTACTTAGACCCACGACCAAACTCTGTTGCCTTTGGGTCTAGCCACTTAAGGACTGGACCTGCGATAGCAGCGATAGCTGCTGTGCCGAGCTTCTTTGGATCTGTCTCACCTGCAAGGTACAAAGCGATTACCGCTGCTGCTCCTGCACGCAAGTATGTTGCGAGTACTGCCTTAGTCTTTGCGTTCATTTGGTTTCCTTCTTCTTAGGTAATGGCCGAACTGCAGCCTTTACTTTATTGATTGCTTTCGCCTTCGGTACCCAAGGGAACCAAGGTGAGGTGTCATCCCCACATCCTTCTTTGATAGAGATGTGAAGATGCTTGTTGTGCTTGTTGATACCGGTGTAAATCTGCTCACCATTTTTAGCAGACCAAATCTTTCCCTTGAATA